AAGGTACCAAAAAAGTTATAAAAACTATACACGCTGTCATTGACGCGCGTAAAGTCCTGGAACACTATAAAGCCTTTGTCTTGGTACATGCGTAGGCCATATATTACGCAAATGTCGCTAAGTACCTCGCGGTAGGTCCGGTAGTTTTTGCTTTCGTCCGTGTAAAAAAGTTCGTGGTATCCGCCCGTATGGTATAGCCCGTCAAAGGTTTTAACCACACTGTCCGCCGAGCGTCTAGTAGTATCGCTAACCGCGAAGCCGTCGAATAGATTAAAAAAGCCCATGCGATTAAACATGTCGGCTATTTGAATTATAAAGGACTTGTACCCCGCATAGGTGTACATGCTGGTAGACTGGTCCAGCTTATAAAATCCGTCCCCTGCTATAATGGTTATAAACCTAGCGCCGTTTACGACTTCTACGGTCCCCACGCTTGGCGTTACTATACCAGCCCACTCTTTACTTAGGCCTTGGAATAACTCCATGTAAAAAATGCCCTCTGCGTCCTTTAAAACATTTTCTAGCGCCAAGGCAAACGGGAAACTGTTAAGTACCGCGTTAATTTCCATGCGGCTGCTTACAATGCCTGGCACGTATGCGTCCTGCGCGTCGTAAGTGACGGACCAGCTCGCCGTTTCAAACTCAAACGGCAAATAACTTACTTGGTCCGTATCCGCATATATTTTAATAGTATAGCCTTTGCTTGAACTATACGCAAATAATTGGTTTGCCATTACCTTAAGGTCGCAAGTCCTTTACCAACGCGGTTGGAATTTGCCGAAAGGTCGAATCCTTTAAGACTTGCCACCAGCTCCACTATGCCACCTTCGCCAAAAATGCTACCTAAACCAGTGCCGCTGCTTAAGCCTTTAAAGGCTTTGCCGAAGCTTATTTTAGGCATTATGCTACTTATAACCAACGCTAGGGCGGCGGTAACGGCTAAAGCTACTAGCATTTGCTTTACGTAGTTCTTAATAGAGTTACCCATTTCCTCGAAAAAGCTGGTGCCGTTGACCATGGCCGCATTAAAACTACTGGTAAAGATTGCGCCAAACTCTGCGCCTAACCTACCTAATAGTTCCATTTCCTCATTATACCTACGCAGGCTTTCCTGCACTTGTTCAAAGGTCCCTACGCTGCCTTGTAGGGCAGGTAAAAAGGTTTGCCTTAGTATTTCTCCGGCCTTTAGCGTAACGGTGCCAAAAGACTTTAGGCCTTTGGTATTTAGTTTGTCTACGCTTATAAGGGCTTGGTCCCCGCCTAGGTATATTTTGCCCATGGCCTTATCTATGGCCAGGCTGAGGTTGCCTATGTTTTTGGTAAGCTCCACAAAGCGAGCGCTGCCTATTTGTGTGTTCTCTAGCTCCGCGTTAAAGGCAGCCAGGCGCTCCTTCATGCTCGAAAGCGTTTGAGCGCTAAAATTACCAAAGTTTAGTACCGACGGCCCAGGTGGTAGGTTTGGCTCGGTGGCCCCTACGTTTTGGGGTTCAAAGCCTTGGCTGGCTATTGTCGCAATACGCCGCGCTGAAATTGTGCCGGTACTTTGTACCATGGCTTGAATCATACCCTCAAAGCCTAGGCTAAGGTCTTTAAACAGCTGGTCGAATAGGTCGTAAAACGAAAGGGCGGCAGTTTGTAGACCTACGCCCATAGATGCCTTTAAATTGTCAAACTTAACCGAAAGCTGCTGCACTCGGTCGCTGGCATTGTCGGTAGCCTTACCCATGGCCGCTAGCTGCTCCTGCGCTATTTCGCCTACGGCTGCCGTAACTTCGCCGACGCTTGCAGCTTCTACGCTTACGCCGTTTAGCTTGCTACGCAGCATGCTGGCGCTTATGCCCAGGTTGTCTAAGATTAACGGCGACTTACGACCTATACCCGTTACAATGGATTCCACCAGGTAGTCTACCTCTTGCCCGGTTTCCTGCGCTCGGCGTTTGGCGAACTCCAAAAGGCCGCCTAGCTTTTCTACCCCTATGCCAAAGTTATTGGCCATGGTAGCTTTTTTCATAAGCTCCAGGTCAGAAACTAGTCCATTTGTGGACTTGCGTAACTGGTCCAGGGTCGTGGCTCCCCCTATCCTTTTAAAGCCTTGCTCTACCTTTTGCAGTTCGTTTCCGAGCTTAAAGGCTTCGCTGGCAAAAGCCGTTATTTGGCCTACGGCGAAAGTGGCCCCAATTAGGCCACCTAGGTTACCAAACAGCTTAGACGTTTCCTTTAGTTTAGCGTCTACTTGCTGTATGCCACGGCGGAAGCCGTCTGCATCTAAGCCTAATAATACTTTACTGGTTACGTCCATAGCTTCTTAATAATGCCCTTAGGCTGCTTTCCTTTTTTTCATCTTCAAACGCTAGTAGGTCGGTTTCTAAAATTGCTTTCTTTACCGACTTCCCGCTTATGTTTACCAGCACGGCGGCTAGCCATCGCTGCCTGCGCCACTCGTCCTTTTCCCGTTCCAAGGCGTGCCTAAACACAGCCTCTAATTGTTCCAGTGTTAACGTCTTCGCTTCGCTAGGTGCAATACCTAAGCGACCCACCAGCTGGCCCAGTACGTCTACTGGTCCGCCGGCTGGGAAAAAGGGCCGTTAAGCCGCTGGGTTAGTTCGGTAATGTCCCAAGCCCCTGCCATAGCCTTGAACTCGTCAAAGCTTGGCCGGTCTGCCATGTCCCAAAATTCTTGAGCGTATAGCATACCTAGCATGTCTGCCAGGCCTAGGTTACCCATATTCGTAACGCTTTTACCCGTTACTTCCTCGAATAGTAATGCTGCCCCCAGCGTGAACTTTTTCCCGTCCATGGCTTATGCGTTTACGCCTACTGCAAATGCTCCAGTACCGTTAAGCGTAAAGCTTACCGTTCCGTTGTCTTTGTCCGGTGCGCTAACTGAAAGCTGCGAAAGGATTGCGTCGCCCTCTACTTTAGTTTCACCGCTTACGGGTGTAACCGTACCAGCTGTAACTTGGGTAATGCGAATTTTAACTAGGTCACCAACTTTGGCGTATAGCTCGTCTACGTTCCACTTGGCTGCGTCGTCGTCGCCTAGGATGCTGCTACCGCTAATAGTCCAAGACTTAGCGCTGGTTACGTAAGAGCGAAATACTGCAATGTCTTTGCTAGTAGTTTCGCGGGTGTCGGCGTTCAGCTCAATGCTGCATTCCGTTTCGGCTGCGAACGCTTTGTAGGTCGTTCCGCCGTCTGCGCTTAAAAAAAGGCGAACTTCGCCGCCACTGATATTGCTCATGTTTAATAGTTTATTAGGAAAGTGAAATCGGCAGCGAGTATAATACTCTCCTGCTGTTCGTTGTAAAAGGCCTGCATATTTTCCATGTAGGCTATGGTGAAAGTTTGTTCTGCCGCTACGCCTATGGCATCCGCCGCGCACTGTACGCCTTCAATGCTTCCGCTGTCTTGGTTGACGTATTGTAAGTACAAAGGCATAACGCGGGGGTAGTGCTGCAAATTGTGGCGTATTTCGGTCAGTTCGTTTTGTGCTTCGTCTGCGCTGGCGTAGTGCATGAATAGGGTAGCTGCTACGCGCTCGGCTACGTACTGGTCCTTGGTTTCGGTTACCGCTATGCCGTTAAGGTTTATTACGATAAAGTCCCCCGTTTCTGCTTGAGGCGCTGCCAATGAATAGACCGGCGTACTGGTGGACGCTTGGACTGCTTCATGTATGTACTGCAAATAGTTCACCTCAAGTGCGCTTTGATGCGCTTCTGTACAAAGTTACTAATTTTTTCGGCTGCCCTACGGGGTACGTCGCTACCTTGTAACGCTTTATCAAAAAATTCCTTTGGCGTAAAATTCTTTGCAGTTCCGCCGAATAGCTGCCAGGGGGCGTAGTATGCGCCCTTTTTTTTGCTTGAGCGTATGCCGACTACTACGTAAGCCTTAACGGTTCCTTTGTTGGCGAATACGTCTATGGTTTTGTAAAGGTTGTAAAATGCTCCGTTTGTTTTTTTGTTGGCATCCTTTACGCCGCGTGCCTTATAGCTGGCCTTGGCTTGTAACTCATTGTAAGCCTCTTTGCGGGCTCTTTCTACTAGC